GAATGTAATCCTGCTCAACAGAACCGTTGCGATACTCGAACTTCACGTTCGGGAAGTTCATGTTGCCCTGAGGGTCTTGCAGCGGCGTGTTGTCGAGGTAGATGTCCTGCGCGGTCGGATTGCCGGCGAACTCCCCTTCACCCATCGCTATAAGGATCTTGGCCATGGCCACCGAGCGCAGGCTGTCCGGTGCTTCGGTCGGGGTCTTGGGCTTGTCCGATCCGCCTTTGGCACCGTAAATATCGAGCTGCTGTGCTGCGCCCATGCTTTTCTCCAGGCAATAAAAAACCGCCTCATGGGCGGTGTTGGTGTTCTTGACGAGGCTACATTTGGTCTTCGGCGTAAATCGCGGCGCTGATGATCGCTCCGCCGACACGGCGCTTCCCATAACAGAGCGGAACCGGGTTGCCGGATGCCGTGGTGTTCTTCGCGCTGCCGAAGGCATAACCCGGGGTGTTCTCGGGGGCGGCACTCGTTTTCAGGCCTTTGGGTTGAGGGCTGAGCATCTGGATTACGCCGCCGGCGACCATCGCGATACCAACCGGAACAAGCGCCAAGCTAGCCCCGCCAGTAGGAGCAGCTAAGAGATAGCCGGCAGCGATCAAAACCGCGCCAACCACTGTCTGGATAATGCCGCCCCGCTTGCTGCCGGTAACAATCGGCGCGATTCGAATCTCGCCCGAGCCCCCATAACCCAGTTCCTTCTCTTCCAGATTTTTCGATCCCCGGAAAACTGCGAACTCCATACCTCTAGACTTTGCATTCGAGATAAAGCGCTCAAAACCTGGGATCTGGACGCAAAGCGCCTTGATTGCTTCGGCAGGCGATCTTACAGATAGCCTGAAAGAGCGACCGAACTGGCGAAGCTGTCCGTAAAGCAGAATCGTAGTCATCGGTTGATATTCGATAGCGAGTGCGGCCATTACTTATCTCCAGGTATAAAAAAACCGCCCGTAGGCGGCGTTTCGAATTTCGTTAGAGGCAAGATCGAGCAGCTTCTACCCACTTTCCTGAGCCCAGGATCGCGCTTGATTTGTAGACTTTCACATTGGAGCCGGTCTTCGACTGAACAATTTCAGCCAGTACAGCCGCACCTACAAAATCAAGATTGAGGAGAAGGCGGTAGCCGTTCTCTGTTTCTGTAGACGTGGTCGAAGCATTGATTTCTTGCCATTTTGGATTGAGGCACTTTGCATAAGCCCTTGGGCTTTTTGTAGAGCTGGCTGAAAGCTGTGGCGCTCCATCCTCTAGTGAGGATACCGACGAGCACCCCGCCAACAACGCAACAGCCAACGCTCCTACGAAAAATTTCATCTCGGTCCCTCGCTTGGATTTGCCGAGACTTTATCACCAACGAGAGAGCAACACGAAAGCCCCGCATGGGCGGGGTTCTTCGGGTTCGTGGGAGGTCAGTTCAATTGAAGCGTGTGCTGACCGTCGTGCTGGATAGCGAGAATTTTGCCTTCAAGACCTGGTTTCTTGATTTGCCAGCGACGCAACGTCTTTCCTGCAAAGCTGGCAATGCCACGCTCCTGTTGGTACTCGAGCATAAGGTGGTTGCGCATTTGCTCATAAGAAAGGCTTCTGGTCTGAAGCTCATCGGTCATCCAGTTAAAGGCATCAATGAATGCCTCTTTCCAGATTGCCGCCTTCTCACCAGTGAACCCCATGACCAAAAACATATAGCCGTCCTTCGTCATAGTGAACATGCGCTGCGGCTTGGATTGATCATTGATATAGGAGGACTCCGCAAAATTGCGGAGTCGAAAAGCTGCCGAGCATTTGAGGTTGTCGATTGATCGGAGAACCGTGTCATGCCGTTTCCCAAAACGCTCAGCGATTCTCAAGGAGTCAGTCGTTGGCTTGCCATCGTTACACTTGACCAGTTCGCGATAATCTTCTTCCGTCAGAACCAAGTCTGTCATGCCGCCACCTCCGCACACATCGCGCTTGGAGCGCCGGGACTGAAGCCGTCCAACGGCATCAGCCTTTTCTCGCTGACCGAGTTGCGCTTGCCCTCGACCAGCATCAGCCAGTTTTCGTCTATCTTGCGGATCAGTTGACTGGAGCGACCGACCAGATTCGGACGCTCGGGCATAAGGATCAGGGCGCGACCGCCAACTTTGAGTGTGAAATTCATGCTGCCACCCTCCGCGCCTGATTCAGCGAGCGAATGCGGAGATTCTCAGTCGCCAGCGCTACGAACTGGAACATCTCTGCCGTCGAGACTGGCATATCCCCGTCCACCAGCATCGATTTCATGAATTGCTGTCGCGAGAGAACGAACGCATCCATTGGCACAGCGGTGATTTGCTTATTGCCGCTAGAATCGGCGCTGATCAGATAGCGCTCGCATTCGCCAAGCTTCTCCGGGATCACGCTCGACTGCCGAGGTATGTATTCACCCTCGATCGCATAGCTGGCTACAAAGTTGGCGGCAGCTTCGAACTGACTGCTCGGGATCAGCTCAACGCGAGGAACACCGAAACATGCATGTACGGCAGATGCCAGTTTGGCAGTGGCGCTCCGCTGATGTTCGGTATCCAGCTTGGCAACTCGGCAGCGCATGATATTGCTCAGTCGCATAGCACCAACCTTGCCGAGAAGATCATCAACCATGGGCTTCATTACGCCCTTTGAATCTTCATATTGGCCATGTTTTCGGATCGCTGGCAGCACCTCGGCGGTAACCCATTTGCGAAAAGCGTGCGGTTTACTACCTTTCTTTACGGCATCACGGCTGCGCAGGATCAGCGTGTACAGACCGGATTCATTGACTATATTGGCTTCGCCTTGACGGCCTATGTTGAACATAGACCGTTCGTCATCATCCAGTGCCTGCATAGCTTGGGTGGTGTTGACGACTTCCAGCACCCGACACACATCTGATGCCACGAACCATGGCTCACCGGCGATGGTCACGGCGCGGACGCTGTGCCCGCGAAAATCGAACGGGATGACATTGGGTACTGCTGTGCTATTATTCGACATGACGTTTTCTTCCTGGTAGTTGAACTCGTTACCTGAAGCCCTGGCCTGCAAGCCGGGGCTTCTTCGTTTCAGGCTGCCGCCTGCTCCTGCCGCCTCTTCTCCTCCATCAATCGAAAAACGATTTCCGCTGTTTGTGAGCGGCAGTTTTCTTGCGCTTGGTTTTCCAGCCACTGCTTCAACTCCTCTGGAAGCCGTAAATTGAATTGCGGATCTTTTCTCGCCATATCAAAACTCCTTGTGCATCACCGTTGTGCACAACCAAATGTATAACGGTGATGCATTGCCGTCAATACCACGGTGATGCATTCTCTCGGTAAACCCAGTAAACATTTGATTGACCGAGTTGACATGAGCCGAACCGACCCGCAATTCAATTTGCGCATACCCGAGTCACTTCGCGATTGGGTAATGGCAGCCGCAAAACAGAACAAACGGTCTGCTACCGCAGAAATACTTGCGCGACTGGAGCGAAGCTTTACTGAGCCGGACGTTATGGGTGTAAGTGATCTCGACCGGATGGACCCTGAAAGCGTCTTTTATACCCCGCCTGCTGGCGATCCTGGAGTCACCTTCAAGATCGACAAGCAAAAGCTCATTGCTGTCGATGAAGCGCACCAGATGCCAGCTTCTGTCCCGGACAAAAATGTCAGTGAAGCATTACATCGGGCCTTCAAGGCGCTTCAGGATCTCGACATGATGGTGGGCTTAACCGCTACCCCTAAAGGGCCAAAGCCGCGTAAGCGTTTTCCCGCGACGAAAAGTTAGAGCCCAGCCCCTTATGAGCCGAAGATAAGAACATCCAAACTCTGAATTGGGAGAACGGTATGACAGACACCCCTTTCAACTTCAAATGCCTCGGCCACACCAAACGAGACGACGGCTTGATTGGGCGATACCACCTGGAAGTGACCGACAGTAGCAGCGGCAAGACCGCGACGTTCTCTGTCGAGCCCAGGCACCTTGCGTCGGCTCGGAGCATGAAACGAATACTTCTAGATCGGTGCATGTTCTATAGGGCAACACGGGCGTCACACAACCAGATGCTACTCGAGATTCTTGATCCGCAGTCTGCTGCAATCCAAGAGTAGCCCGCCCCGCCCGGGCTTTTTCATACCCCAGGAAGCCGGAATATGCAGCATGACTTCGCGAAGCTGAGACAGGCACTTCAAGATCCAGCCGACGGACCCTACGCGCTTGAGGGGATGCGAGAATTACTCATTGAGGCTTTGCGAGACTGGCCAGGCGAGCGCTACCAGACAGCCGATTACCTGCTTCCTTGGGGGCGGAAAATTACAACCCGAGCTCGCTCCACCATCGAAGGCCTGCTGACTACAATTGGCGGACGTCATATTGTCTCTGAAGACAACATCCTCAAAATAGCCAAGATGTGCGAACTGCTCCTGGCCTGATCCGCCAGATGCAAAAAGCCCAGCGGGTGAGCCAGGCTATTGCATGAAAATATTTGGCAGTTTGCGATTTACTTGTGAAAGATTGCCCACAACACTCCGGCGATGATCAGAAAGGTAAACAAGTAAGATCCGAATCCAGGCTTCGCTGTCGGCGTGTTGGAGCTCGACTTCGGCGCCTTACTACCCCGGTAAAGTTTTGACGTAGAAATTCCAGTTCCGGGAATGCTACTTGTAACCTTCGTGCCACGCTTACTCAGGTTCACGGTAGTGCCTTTCCCGCCAAGAGACGTGCTTAGGCCGCTCTTGCTGAGGTTCACACGAATGCCTGGGGCAATTTTGAAGCTTTTCCGAATCCGAAAGGCCATGGCTCAATTCCTTGAGAAAGCGAATGGCCATCATAAACCTATTCTTCCTTTCTCCAAGCTGTGCACCTATCCAGCGTGGATGCAAATCCAGTAACGCCCTGACACCCTCCGTAGTAGCCTCTTGCCTCCACACAACGGATTTCCCAGTCCTTTGCCTGCAAGCCCAGGGACTGGGGTTGCGCCAACTTCGGCGCGGATATCGCAAGGAAAGTGAAATGAGCAAACCCTTACAAGACGCTCTGGATTACGCCGGCTCCTCAATCACCACTCTGACCTGTATTGTTTCTGGGCTGGCAAGTCAGCTAAAAGCTTCTCAGGGCACGGCGGCAATTCAGGACGCTCAAGATTACGCCCTGAAAGTGGCCAAGGTGTACCCGTCTGCGCCAGGTGTGGCTCCAGATGTGAAAGCGATAAGTGAGTTCTTCAACGGCCACAAATAGGCTCAAGCCCAAGAGTCTGCTCCAACCGCGAAAGCCGGCGCTCAAGCAGGTCGGCTTTCATTTGGGCATCTTTGCCAAAATCCTCGGGCAGACCAAAACTCTCGGCGGACACCAGAAATTGGCTCGCCCCAATGCCTATACCGGCAACAATGGTCTTTCCATCGCTCGTTACTTCAGTTTTCAAATGATGCATGCCTATCTCCTGCGGCCAAGCCGCTTCATGTGGTTGGTTGTGCATCTTTGTGCCTGAGGATCAGGCGTGTCCGGTCAAGCCACGGACCGCCGAAGACAATGATCTCGCTCGGCCTACCGTACAGGTGATGCAGTAGAAAAGGCCCAGGGCCGAAGATGGACGAGTCCTCAGCTGGTAGCGCCGGTTCTGTGCCGAGGAATATCCCTGCATGGTTCGGATACACGGTGCGCCCTACTTCCATGACGACCATGTCGCCGCGTTGCGGTTGGTCGACCTTATAGAAGCCGGCCGCCTCGTAATTCGCCTCGTACAGACTGGCGTTGTCGATGCTTTCCCACCAACCATCAGCGCGTTTGAAGGCTTCGAACTCCAGCCCCCACTCGCGCTTGTACCAATCGGCACAAACCTGCCAGCAGTCCCAGGCGCCATGGACGAATGGCCGCTTCAGCAAAGGGACATCGCCAGTCGGCAACACGGTGCGCAGGTCGCCCTCGGGCCAGCTGAGAATGTGCCACGGAATCGCAGTCGCTTCGCACATGGCGAGGTCGCGCGGCGAAGGCCTGCTGGTGGCGTCCGGGTGCGAATGGACGATGCCGATCACATCGCCGATATCCTCGGCGGCGGCGTATTCCTCCGGATCGATCCGAAACTCTTCGTTCGGCTCGGTCGAGATATTTCGGCACGGGTAATACTGCTGTTTGCGGCCAATCCCCAGAAGCAGGCCGCAGCATTCTTTCGGGTACTCAGCATCCGCGTGAGCCTGGATCGCGCTCAAGATGTGCTTGCGCATAGTCAGCTCCGAGCGATCAGGGAAACAGCAGGGAACCCGCCGTGGGGAAGTTGGTTGTTCTCGCCGAAGCGCAATTTGCAGGATTTGAGCCCACCCTTGCACTCGTCCATGCTGGGGTCGTCAGTAGGATTGTCGTCGTCATCAAACATCGCGCCGCCGGTGTAGCCGCAGTTAGGGCCACGGTAACTGCCTGTCATTGCCCAGTGGCAGAAGGTCGTCATTTGGCGTCCGGGCAACCCGTGGTTATCGATCTCACCGGGTGACGACAGATCCCACTGCACGACCTCGCCATCCTCACCGGTCTTCTGGTCGATGAACCAGATTTCCAGTGCC